CTAATAGAGATCTAAAAACTCTTCTAGACTAGGATACATCCTGGCCATCATAGCTTCTTTGCTGTTAAAAAACTCCACCCACGATTTTTCCAAGTAGTAGGGCCAGCGAAGTTTTCTGTCCAATGCCAGGATTAGGCGTTTGTTTTTCCATGCTCTGGGGCGGTTTATGTCGAACCGCCAGCTGTCCAGTTTGATACAGGTTTTCAGTGCAGTATAGCCTGTGTTAGTAAGGCGCAATCCACCTTCATCTCGGAGATTAAACCACCAGGTGACCATGGCTTGTTCTATTGGTAATTTTTCTTCATCTGGAAGATAAGCAAGCAGTTCTTCTGTTAGCTCCAGCTTATTTCGCATCGGGGTAGATAGTCTCCCCTTCCTTGAGTAGAACCACTGAAAACTTGTTAGTTTTAAACTGCTTGTTAAGTTTTTTTGCCAGATTAACAGCGTGTCCAGGATTGCTAAAACTTACTTTTTTATACTTGGGACCCGGATATTGTATAAGATAGTTTGAAGTTTTGAGATTGATCGGAGCACCGTCAAAAAACACAGCCCATATGCCTTCGCTGGCAAGTACTTGTTCGGTCTTGTATGTGCTTTTATCAGTGAGTTCTACTAGGACTCGCGGTTTTGGTCTGCTCATTTTATTTCTCCAGTTTATTTATCATAAACTGCGTAGATAACTAAAATGAACCTCCTTCTAATTCCACTGTGATTGTTTCGTCTGGTTGTTGGTTAACTTGTTTTACTGCTTCTAGATCTAGCAACAGTCGGGTGATATCATTGTGGAGGTTTTTAGCATCAGCCAATGGGCAGACAAAATCTTTCTGCCCTTTAAGCTCTGCTTGCTGTAGTCGATCAATAAACTTGCGGATATAAAGTCCACTCATTATTTAAACTCGAAGCCGTCTCTGGTTTTTGCAGGACCCATATAATCATAGCGTTGTAGTAAGATTAACTTTGGGCAGAACATGATTTCAGTTGTGCCATTCACAGTTACACGATAGTATCCAGCTGCATACCAACTTTTGCTTTTTGGTTTTTTAGTAAACAGTGGCAGGCGCTGTTGCACATTGAACACACCATTATGCGGTTTGCTTTCTGTAGGAAACCCATTCACTTGATTTTCAAAGTTTAGTTTTTTGTCTTCGGTAGTTTCAAAACGAATATTGGTCTTGTTTTCCAATGTTTTGATTGTTTTGAACGTGCCCACTTGATCGTTTACACGAACTTCGAAACCTGCATTGTTTTTTTCTACAGTGCCAATTTTTCGATCATCTTCTTTGAGGATCCAGTATTTGTTTTTTACAATTGGTTTAGCTGTTATCATCTAGAGTTCCCTGGTAAGTTTGGTTAAGCCACTGTCCATATTGGCTAGCATTCTCACTTATTCTGTTGAGCTCGTATTTACCACAGAATTTCATGAATCGTGTGCCAACCTGTCCAATGTCTTTGTGACTGATTTGATCTCGAATTGCACCATCCACTGCTTGTTTTACTGAATCTGGCTGTGCTCGGAGATCAATAAGTGCTCTGTTTCTGTTGTAGTCATCAAGCACACGATGCTCCGCACCGTTGTGATCTGTCCAGCGTTGCAACATTAAATTGTTCCATGCATATCCTTTGCTGTTGCGATCTTCGTATGCTTCCAACAATCCAGTTTTGTTCTTGGTACCTTTTTTGCGCACTCCTGGGTATGCACTAAACACATTGTCTGAACTGTCGCCACGCATGCACTTTTCAAACAGCAACCATTCAGGATCGGGAATGGCTTTGGGCTCCTTGGTTTTCTTGTCTAATACTCTAGTGCCCTTACTGTTGTAGATACCATTGTAGGTAATCAATTCGTCAGTGATGCCGTTGTACTGTTGCACGTTTTCTGCAATAAGTTGCACAAAGTCAGTGTCACTGCTCACAATAGTGTGCTCGTCTTCTGGATGTAGCGCAATCCAGCGTGCGATGACATCGTCTGCTTCTGCGTTTGGTTCGCGGATCACGCTGGTATTGGTTTGCTCTTGTAGGTAGGTTGTAAAACTGTCAAAGGTTTCCCAAAACAGTTGTTCTTCTTCTTGCTCGCGCTCAGTGAGTGCCGCACGAGCGACTGCACGGTTCTTTTTGTAAGGCTCGTAGTAGTCTTTGCGCCAACTGCGTCCTTCGAGACAGAAAATTACATGATCTGCATCAAACTGGCGATAAACTTTGTTTACAGCGTTCAGTGTAATGTGCAGAGCATACCCAACTTTTTCCCAAGCATCGCCTTGTCTAAAAGCCACATGACGGGCACGGAAAAACATATTTGCAGTGTCTATAAGTAGATATTTCATACTAGTAGTATATGACTAAACCAGCTGATTGTCAATGAGATAATGTAAAATATAATTGGCCCAAGCGCGATGCCCATCTGCACCATAGTGGTAGCTTTGAGGACTCACAGTGTCTATGCCTTTTGATTGTAGTATGTTGTGATAGGTCATTGCTTGATCGTATGGGCCAAGATAACTTGCTCCCCAATTTTTTTTGTCTTTAACTTTAGAAAAATCTGTGTTGCCGTTGAAAAACAAATGAGAAATTTTCAATGACTTAAGATACTGATGAAAGTCATAAATTTGGTCATGGGCTTGTTGTGTCTTTTGGTTCCAGTCTATATTTGCAATGTACTGTTTGTATTGTTCTTGGTAGCTTTCGGGCACAACGTCAATTCCACTTGCATTGATTTGATAATACTCATCGTCAATAAACCATTCTTCTCTTTCCCAAGTGCTCCATTGTATAACCATAAGGGTGCGATGTAGAGTTTTTTGATGTGATTCTATGTATTCTTTAGCAGTGCGAATTATTCTATAATTTGAGCTTGCACTTTCTGCATCACAACGAAATGTGGTTTTCAATCTGTCACTGAGTAGTTTGCCCCAGCTTACTGCAAGGTTGTCAGGATGTGGACGTCTACGCTGATGCCAGTATTGGCTATCATCTTCGGCAAAAGCATGCGAGTTTACAGCTTCTGCAGCCGCAGTGTGACTGTCGCCATTCACGTATAAGATCACGAAACTTCTTTTCTACCGTTGCCAATATCCCGCTCACGGGTAAATCTTGCTTCATTCATAGCTTGATCTTGCTCGTAGGTTTCCATTACTACATTGCGACACACATTTTGAAACCATTGATCCACCAAGTCCTCATCAGTCTTGCCTTGATATCCTGCTCGCATGAGATTAGCCACAAACTTTTCATTCCAGTCTAATTCAAATGCACCTTCGTTGAGATTTTCTGGGTCCACATCCATGCTGAGAATAGCCACATAAGGCTCTCCACGTTCTGTAGCAAGTTCTTTTTCAGTTTTCTTGACCTTTGCGGGTTTTTCTTTAGTTTCTATAGGTTTCTCTGTTTTTTTCTTACCAAATCCAAACATCATAGTTTTCCCTCTTGTCTCATTTTAGAACGAATTTTTGTGGCACTGATATTGTGTATGTCTTTGCCCAGATCATGTTCGGTAAATGTATATCCAACACCGCGTCCATAACTAATATCCACAATATTAGGCACTTCTAAGATAATGTATTGGTCGCCGTATTCGTAGCCTGCTTCTAACAATCCAACGCGAATATTACGTTTTACTTCGTGTACATCAAATGGATTGTCATCTTGAGCAACGGTACGTCCGCCGCCTGCATCTTCTCCAGTGATGCCGCCCACGTCTCGTATCATGATAACAACCTGCCCTGTTTCTGCAAGTGCTCTCTCGAACAGTGCTGTGTGCCCGTCATGCCAAGGTTGCCACCTGCCTAGCATCTGTGTGGTGGGTTTTTTACTATCAAACATCTTGTACTCCAAATTTAATGTGCTTGTACCATACTCGTTCATGCGCATAGTATAACACAAATTTTATAATCAAGTCAGCCACAAACACTGCACCCACTGCATTAGGTGGCAGTCCAAAATACCATGCTATAGCGGCAGTGGTTATACTAGCGATCACTCGCCAGGTTACTGCTTTTGCAACGTGTCTGCTTTTGCTTACAGTAGACATCGAGCAAACTCCTCAATCTCTGCATCAGTCATATGATGTGAGATATGATGATCCACAGTTTCTGGTGCTTCGAAAACTCGATTGGTATCTTCGAATCTGCCTTCTTGAACAGTGTCCATCCAGATTGTGACATCTGCTTTAAACAGCGTTCTTGTAATTGTAGTAGGGCACACAAAGTCGCAGATTACAGTGCGACCTTGGTTGCGTTCAAAGTCGGCAATCGTTCTCATGCGCATGGCCTGTCGCTGACGTGCTTCTTGAGAAAATTCCCAGTCGTTGGCCATTTCTCGCATGCGATCTGCGTTATACCATGCGCTGTTTAAATGCTTGTGCAATCTCTCTGCAAGATGTGTTTTGCCCGATCCTGGTAATCCCATTATTAGTATTTTCATTCAGCTCTCTTTAGTGCAAGTAGTGTTTGATACTTATTCCACGCATCCTGTAGGGTAGCATCTTCGTGTTGATAATGCTGTAGCCAACTCACATCACTGGGACTGTTGTTTGCACGATACACAGCGTCTGCTTCGGGCAAGTAGTTGATCCAACTGCGCCAGTCCTTGCCAAAAAATGCGTTGCCATCCATCATTGCCAGTGTTTCGGCAATAGGACGCAGTATTTCTACATAGTCCGGTGGAAACACTCTGCGCCAACCGCCGTCGGGACGATCAATTTTGAAACCTAATTCATGTACGCCAGGATTAGGATCAAGGTAGATTGTATCAGTGATCATTTTTTGAATACTGGAATTGGCATCATCTTGTGTAAATTAGGCTTGCGAATACGATGATATGTTTCCAGCAGGCGTTCTTCGTGTGCTTCGAATTGTCGGATTGGTTCGGCACTTTGCGCACCGTTGCGCAGTTCATTCAAGCGCATTGCTTCTTCAAGTTGTGCATAAGTCAATCCGCCTAATTGATCTTGATCGTTTCTGCCGTCGTCCCACAGGCCATCTGTGGGTTGTGCATCAATGATTCGCTGATCTACTCCTAGTTCTGCACCCAGGTGCCATACTTCTGTTTTGGTTAAGTCGGCAATAGGAGAGATATCAACACCGCCGTCTCCATACTTGGTGTAAAATCCAACACCAAAGTCTTCGACTCGGTTGCCTGTGCCCACTACCAGTCCTCGTGTGCTTCCTGCAATTTGATATAGCGTGATCATGCGCAACCGACTTCTGGTGTTTGCAAATGCAAGCTCGCTGTTATATTTGCTGGGTTTGAATATATTCTCAAACTGCTCAAATGTTTCTGTAAGATTTACTGTATCAAAATGTACATTGTCATAACGAATGTGTAAATCTTGACAATGTGCAACACTGAGATCATTCTGTTCTTGCTTTTGTCTAATTGGCATGCTTACCACAATTGTATCTATACCAGTTTCAGCACACAGTGTGCTTACCACTGCACTGTCAATACCGCCACTTACGCCAACTACCAGTGTTTCTATGCCTGCATCTGTTGCGTAGTCTTTGATCCACGCTGTTATTCTATTTTTTAGGTTCCCCACGCATTTTTCCATATATCTACTTGTAATCGAGGACTGTATCTGTAGCCTTTTTTCATAGCCAACTCGGCTACGCGGTCTGTGTGCAAGTGATAAACACTGGGTTCGCCGCCAACAGGCATGAGATACACTGGACCGCCAAATCCTGCATCTCTGTATTCTGCTACAGCACGATCAACGTCCTCTACATCATCCTCTGTGCCCACAACAAACTTGAGATATGCAAAACCTAACATTTCATAACTCTTTACGACATCTGGTTTAATAGTATCTTCCCATGATTCTCCTGAGCAAGGCAGTTTTGCACTGATGCTCCAAGTAAGTCTGTCACTGTCTCTACCCGATCTTGTAAACTCTTCCCACAAATAATCATGGAAATCCGAGTGCAATTCCTGTGTGCCGTTTGTTTCGAACGTTATATCTCGAAGTCCGTTTGATCGAGCTTGGTCAATAAGTTCTGGATATGCACGTTGCCAGCCTAGCAGTGGCTCTCCTCCTGTGATCACAAGATGCACATCGTCCCAGCGACCATTGGGAATAAGTTCGTTGCAACGAGTGTTGATATCCTCTGTGGTCATCACAGGCGAAAGTTTTTTAAACTTTGGATGCCAACTTGCATAACTGTCGCAACCAAATTCTACCAGGGGCAAATCGTCATACTCTGCGTATTTGTCTATGTCACGAGCAATCAGTTCTGGCTCGTCTGTAGCCTGCCCTTTTGGCAATCCAAAGCCTCTACACTGAAAGTTGCAACCAAAGGTACGCAGGAACACACTGGGTACGCCAGCCCATTTACCTTCGCCTTGTAAACTGTAAAATATTTCTGCTGTTTTAATTTTATGCATTTTCTAACCTTGATTTATAAACATCTTTCCAGAAATCTTTTGCTGCATTGTGGGTATCTTCTAGCGGATGTAATGTTTCTGTTTTGTAAAAATTCTGATCGTCAGTCCATTCTAAAAATGTTTTTCCGTCCCATTCAGTCATGTACGGATACACTAAATTTTGTAATTCTGTAATATATTCTGGTGCATGAAATGCCTCATCAAACATGTGACGATCTGTATAAGTGCAAATAAAGTTAATATTTTTATGCATTAAGTATTGTAAAGCACTATGCACGGTTTGTAAACTACGGAATTTATTCCATACTAGACTCGAAATGCAATAATCTTGTGCAAAGTTTACAATTGTCTTACTACTTGCAATATTAATCATTTCTTCTTCCAGTTTATCGGGCACACAAGTTGGGCCAACAGTGATCCATTTTTCGTTGTTTATAACATAAAAATCCCATCGCTGTGTCCAAGTCCAGTTAATAACTGCTAGAGTATTCTTTGAGTCATTTTGTGCAAAATATTCCAATACCTGACGAAAGATTGCTTCATTTCCGCAACCCGGGACTGCATAAGTCTCGTAGTCGTACCCTAGCTCAGTGGCAACCAATCCCGGCCAGGCTTTACTACCGTCTTTATTGTTTTTTAGTTCGCTTCCAAAAATAAAGCTATCACCAAAGCTAACTATTTTCATTTAACCACTTTTTCATCTGATTTTTTCATTCAGACTGTACTCATTGGAACCCAGCGTTTCCACCATTCTTCCCAAGGAAACACAATCCACGCAGGATCTTCTGCTTTGTTAATCTCTTGTCCGACATATGTAGGACTTAGTTTAGCATCGCTAGCAAGATTGTCATATAAAACGGCAAAACGTGTGGTTTTCCCCCACACTGCTTCCCAAACATACTCTTCATTTGGCAAACAACTGCTCTTCCAGTCGTTTACAATCCAATTGATTGTATTGCCGCTGTCGTTAATGTCGTCCACAATAAGAATTTTTTTTCGGTAATGCAGGTCCCAACGTGCACCAATTGTGGCTTGTTCTTCTTCTGGCACATATCCAAACGCATCTTCGCTCATCCATAGATTGCTTTCAGGACCGTTGCTGTTATCTCTAAGACTCACGCCCAGAGCATGCATAGGAACATCAAGATACTGACTGATCAACACTGCTGGAGTTAGGCCCCCTCGGGTAATTCCCACAATGTAATCTGGCCGCCAATGGTCGTTGTGCATTTGTCGTAGGATATCCTGTGTTTGTCTTTGTATGTCTTCAAAACTTACATATACTTTTTTCATATTTTAACTCCGACTTCTGATGCAATTTTAAGCATAATTTCTGCAGAATTCTCAGCATTTCTGCTTCCGTGTATGTGCATTATATGAGCATCGTTGAGTTCACACTGATTATATTCTTCGTGCTGGCGTTTAACAGTTAGATCTCCTGACCTCAAACTCATGCCTTGCCAATTAAGTTCTGGGTGATGCGGATCTAATACGTTTTGACTCCAAAACATATCGTTAAAAATAATTTGTTCTTGATCCCAAATATCTAGTCTCCAGTTTTCTGCTTGCTTACGCCCAATTTCCCAAACTTCATCGTTCATTGTGCTAGGCATATATCGTACTCCAGCATTATAGTAATTTTTGAAATGATGTCTGCTTCTTTCAGCAGTCCAGTTAAACAACCTATATTCTGAAAACCTGCCGAAAATCTCAGTTGGTTTTATAAAAACAGTATCGCTATCCAAATAAAGTATGTTGCATTCTTCGTTGTGCCACAAGTCCCAGACCCGAAACCAACTTTGTTTAAACATTTCGACGCGACTTTCGGCAGGTTCTGTAAAAACTATTGCCTCCCAATCTCCTGCAAGAAATTTTTCAGCACTAGCTCTGCTGACCCGGTGCATGGTATCATATGCAGTTCTTGTTTTTTTACTAGCACAAGGCTCGATATTAAATTTGTATTCTGTTTCATTAATATGACAGTTATGCCAAACTACATAATTTTTCATGAAAAACCTCGGGTAATTGCAATAATTCGATCATCTTGCCTACCGTTTTTGATTCCTTCGTATAATTCCAAAGTATAATCTTGTCCTTCTAACACCGATTGCAACCATTTAATCAATGTTGCTTGTTGAGTTGCTCCAATTACATCTTCAATAAAATAAGTGCCGCCCGGTTTTGTGTGCGAGTAAAAATTTAAAAAAGTATCTTGTTGAGCTAACACACTGTGATCTCCGTCGTCGATAATAAAATCAAACAGTTGTGTGCCCAATACTAAATTAGCCAATGCCTTCCTACTGTCTTTTTCCCAATGCATTGTAAGATTCTCATCTAGATTGAGTTTTGCAGTAAATTCTCGCTCGTTATGCCAAGTTGAGTTGATGTCTAACCCTACTAGATTATACTCATCAAAATACTCTTGCCACATTAACATGCTTCCGCCAGTCATTACTCCAATCTCTAGTAGAGATGCACTAGGTTGTTTAGCTCGCAAGTAGCTTTCATAAAACTCAATGTAGCTATGACTGCTGCCTTTGTCGCTAAAACTTAGCCAAAGTTTACCGTCAGATTCTGGCACACTGTAGATACTGTTTAACTTGTTAAAAATTTCTTTAAGAGATTTCATAATTATATTCTTGTTTATTTGACAAATTTATTTTTGTAATCACCATGTGATTGTTTACATCATGCTCTAGCATTTTTTCCCAAGGATCTACTTCTCCTGCTATAACGCGATCCCACCAGCCAGTATCCTGTCCTAGTAGTTTTCGCATCCACACAACTTTTGCCGTCCAGTGCTGTTTGAGATTCATATTATCGATATGATTGATATCCAAAGGGTCGCTGGTGTCACCTTCTCTGTACTGGCGAGATTGATAGGTAGCGTCATGATTGTTGCCAGTGAGGTCAGCTCTGTCGTGCAACACTTGTGTATCTAACCGAATCATACAATCTGCCATCCACGCAATTTGACTGACCCAGGCATCAGTTTGTTGATGCGCACTGAGTTTTTCAAACAGTATTAACCAGTCTCGGGGAATAATAGGAAAAATACTATAGGGGTGCTTATTGTGTGTATCAAATGCTTGAATAGCAAACTGACCTGTGTTAGAGACAATGTCCGTGTCCCAGCCTGCACTTTGCATTACTGCATCATCATTCCAGAATACAATCCAGGCACCTGTACAATGACCGCCTAAAAAATTGTTATAACGATGTAGTTGCAAGTATCCCCATCTTGGCACTTGATATACAGTGCAGTCTACATTGTGTTGTTCAAACCACGGAACCAAGTGTTCAGTAAAGTATTTTGCACTAGCATCGTCGTCGTCGTCGATAGCCACCAAAAACTCAAGGTCTTGTGGATTGTCTGCAAGTTCTACTAAACCTTGCATGCTTTTTAGCGCAACTTTGGGTCTATCTCTAGTAGGAAGTAGAACGCTGATTTTTTTGTCTGGTGTACAACTAAATGTCTCCATTGTTATCCTTCGTATATTGCACTGTTTGCACCGTGCTCAAATACTTCTACACTTTTAACACGCACTGTAGGATTCAGTGCTGTGCCTTTACTAACATTAGATTTGATAATTTTGTCCAGCTCGTTGTACGCCATTTCAGCAAAACGCTCACAGCCTACGGCTGGTACAATTCGGATACTAGCAGTGTCTTGTGGTAAATTCAAAAACAAGTCTTTATGCGGATCGTCTTCGGCAATCAGCAAGGTGTGGTCAAACATGTGTTCCAACCACTTTTTAAAGTCTTTGAGTCCGCCAAAATCCATAACCCAGTTACGTTCGTCCAGTGATTCACACTCAAAAATCACCTTAACTCCTATACTATATCCGTGCAGCAGTGAACAGTGTGAATGTGTGCTACGCCATTGGCGAAAACAGCAGCTAAGGCCGCGATCGTTACTGTATGTTTTTGTGCTATAAAATTTACTCATCTCTTGCCTCCTTTGTGAGTAAGTTTGATGACGCAGAATGTTTAGAGTGGGATGAGCCTGAGGCCACTTGATGTGTGATCATATTTATAATGAAATTTTTACCCTTGTAATTTCTTTAGGTGTCCATATGTAGTTGTCAAATTGAATCATGCGTTCTGCTTGATCCTGTACACTGTCTCGGAATAGCCAGTGACTGAGATTGATGATAGCACCTACTTCTTTGCCTTGTTGTATCAGTGGCGATAAAGCACTGCACTTATCCCAAATGCACCTGGCATAATGGAATCCGCAAATTAAGTATCTATCAAAGTGTGTAGGAATGTGCACACCAACTTGATCTCCTTGTTGAAACCATTGTAATACAATATCATTGTCAGTTTCCATAGTATCCATTATAGGCTTGTTGGTCGGGTCGTGAATAATAGTTGTGCCTTTAGAGCGTTCGTGCTCCATAACATAGTTAAGGTATTCGCTGTACAGACGTATTTCCTTTTCTAAATTAGGATAATCAGCAATGTCATGAGGCAGTGCATTGGCCCAAACATCGCTAATAATAATAGCTGTGCCGGCCATTTATAATTTCCAAACGTCTGCAAAATATCCCTTTCCATTGGTATCGCCGCCCATGTTATCCACTTCCTCACCGTCATAGTGGATTTCGGTAATAGTGTCCTCGCCATTAAGGTATTCTACAACATAAATTTTAAGTTTGGTTGGATCAAAGTCTCCAGTGGTTTCAATGATGCCATCAAAAAATGTGCCTTTTTCTGAACTGTACATTTGTGCAATGTATTCAGCGTCGGGCTCGTCGCAGCAACGGTACTCGTTGATTTCCGTGCAATCATCGCCCGACTCTTCGTATACACGGTCCACTAGATCTGTAACTTCTTCACGATCGATCACTTCACAAATATTGTCCGAGTTGTATTCATTATCGGAAACTTCG